ATTAACTTGTTTCATCAACTCGTTAATCTCATTTAACGTTGCATCCAATCTTTCACTCATTGTATCACGCTCCTCCTTTAAAATATCAAACTTTGCTTCTGGATTTATTCCTTTCTCGCATATTGTTACCTCGTGGAGTTCTAATTTGTCAATTTCATTGTATTTACCTAATTCTTCATTAGATTTTTTTCTTTTACTTAAGGCTTGACCACCTATACTAAATGAACGTAATGTTCCTTTTCTAATACCTCTTGATATTTCTTTTGCTTTTTCTATATCGTCTCTTAATTTAATAACAACATAAAAGCCTACATCATCAACTTCTGTTTTATGTACTAATCCATTTTTATCTCTATAAGATTCTATTACTTCTCCAACCTGTACATTTGAATGATTAGACATTACATTTCTATATTTTTTTGATTCCATATATTTTTCTACTGCTTCTTCTAATGCAGACAATGTTATTAAATCATTTTGTTTATCTACAACTTCAATAGATGCATACCCACCAATAATCAAATCATCTGACTTCAATATATTAAACTCGCCATTTGTATCTGACTTTACTAGCAAGTCTCCCTGCATAATCTTTCTTTCTTCTTTCACTATATCAACCTCACGCTATTACTCTATTTGCATGGTTAATTTTTTAAACCTATCTTGGGATATATCCCATAAATCTTCATTTTCTTTCTTATCTAACATTTCTTGCTTATAACCTGTCCATACTACCCATGTGTCCTTATCATCTACAGGAACAACTCTAAAATGTAATCGGGTATCAAAACGGTCTCCATTTATCCTATATTCGTGATAACCATGCTTTTGGACACCGAACTCTATTTCGCCCTTATCAAGTAATTCTTCTCTATCAATGTTATTAGTAATTTCTGCAGGGAATTTACCTGCTTTACCAAATAAATTGAATATATCTTCTGCATCTTCAATATCTATTGTCCATGCCATCGTTTTATCTTTATAATCAATAACTAAATTAATATTTTTATCCTTTCTTAAATACAACATATATTTACCTATGTCTTCTTCTTTTGTTTCTTTTGATATATGTAAATTATTATATGTAAATTTACCTACACCTATAGGCTTAAATTCATCATGGTCATCCATCCAACCCTTTAATTTATTTACCTTGTCTTCAAATAGTATTTTACTATTTTCAGGTTTTTGTTTCTTAAAGAATTCAAGAATCTCTTCTAATTCCACTCCTTCTTCATTGGGGTCTTTTTGTTGTAAGAAATGTTTTATTAATCCTCTTGCCTCAGACGATTTAGTTTTATTTATTTCCATCAATTGGTCTTTCCAAGAATCCATATCTGCTATAGCATTCTTTTCCATTAAAGAATCTCCTTCAAATCCATAAATAGTAAATCCTTCATAATCTCCCTTTAATATTATATCTGCTTTACCATGAACACCATCAGTTATAGTATATTTTAATAATGCTTCTTGAACATCATAAGCAAGTGATTTTTTACTATCTTTTGCTAATAGTTCTAATGTTATTAGTTTTTCAGGTGTTTCCACTTCTGGTATTTCAATTACTTTAGCGGAAAAGAGACTATATCCTTTTCCTTTTCTTTTAACTTCATCCACCTTTACTCTAACAATTGAACCTACATCAACATTTTCTTTAGTATTAAGTGCTTTACCTACAGGAAGATATGTTTTACCATCTATTTCAACAGAATCATGTTCTCTAGTTTCTTCTCCAGTTAATGGCCCTATTCCAACAGTATAAGAATATAAATTAGACTTGGTTTTCTTTTTGTCTAAAATCATAACATCTAAATCTACAAACTTTTTCCATTTAATCCATTTAGGGTTTTTCTTAGAACCAATATAATATGTAGATTCCATGTCTTTAATTACAACACCTTCTGATGTTCTTGATTTCATTATTTCTTCTGCATATTTACTAACTTCTTGAATTGAATCTGCAATTTTAGAATTCTTTTTATTTGGGAATCCTAAAATATCTGCTGAATGTTGACTGAATTGATAAAATAATATATTTATGCGTTCTTTCAAAGGGTAATCATGAATGTTTTTATCTTCATGAAACATAATATCAAAAACTCTTGCTTTAAGAGTTGCATCATTATATTTATTCTTAAATAAATGAGCAATAGTATCTGCTCTATGTAATGGCTCATCATCATCATACAATATTAGTTCAGCATCTAATATCATATCACCAAAATGTTTTGCCCTGAGTTTGTCTACAATATCTTTACATTTTTCTGTTATGTCTTTCTTATTGTAAGTAAATATTTTTATTTTCTTATCCATTTTATGTATTTGTATTCTAATACCATCGTATTTTTCCTGAACCAACCAATCTCCACTAAAGCCTTTTAATTCTTTAATATCATTGACTTCAAATATTCTATACATTGGTTTATTTGGAATTATAAAATCTATTTCTGCTTTTTCTTCTTCACTTTTTTTTAATTCTAATTGTATTAATTCATTCCAATTTTCTTCTGAATTATTTACCATGTAAACCTTTTTCAATAATTCTAAAGCAGGTTTAAATTTAGGTCTGATTCTTTTTGAATCTACATCATCTCCATAATGTTCTATAATGTATAATGGAATATCACTAACTGCTAAATCTAATCCCATTACACCCACTGTTATTCTATCAGGAGGCAAATCATATTTTGCCCATGCTTCATCTGCTATTGTTCCATTATGTGCTCTTAATGCGTAATGAATAAATTTAGCATAAAGATGTTGTTCGCTTTGTAAATTGGCAATAACATCTTCGCCCATTTGTTTAGCGAATGGGTCATTAAGTTCTTCTGAATTAAATCTTAAATTTTTTATTTGTTTAAATAAATCCCTAGCCTGAACGCTTGTTACATCAGTAACATTATCATCAAAGACTAACTTTTCATCTAAATATTTTTTCATCTCAGTAGAAAATTCATTCAATCCATCAAAGTCTTCTCTAATTTTTTTAATTGATTTTTTCCAATTATTACCATAAGTTTTAGANTCTTCTCTTGCAGATAAATAATTATATCTGGCATCTTCATAAAAGTCTAGCACTCGCTTTGCAAGTGAATCTTTCTTCTTATCAAAGACACCAGATATAGGCATATTTATCCCTCAATCTCATCTCTAATCTTAGTCTTTTCTTCATCGCTACCTTTAGCATCAGGAACTTTAGTGGCTTTAGGTTTACTTAATTTAACTTCTTCACCTGTATATTCCTCTCCATAAAAGTCGTCTTTATTTCCTATAATTTCAACGGCCTTTTCTGTTGCTTTTTTTAGCAATTCTGCTATCTTTTCTTCTTTTGTTACTTTTTCTGGCATCAATAACCACCTTCTATTTTATTAACTAAATCNCTAATTTCGCTCCATTCCATCTTAGCAATCTTATCTACATCAGTATCATTAGATGTAGAAATTATTGGAGTAGGAGTTGTTGCAACAACATATCCTGATTTCATCAGTAAATTATTATCATCAAATACTGCCGTCTCCAATCTATTTATTTTTTCAACCAATGCTTTTAGTAGCATTAGCATTTCTTCACGCTCATTGTTTTCTTCACTCATCTTTTTCCTCTCCTAAATCACCTTGACTTTTAGGATAAACCATTCCTCTTAGTTGTCTATATAATAACTCATAATCTTTTCTTAATTCTGAGGCTCTAGCAACCAAATCTAAATTCTTTTCTTCAATACTATCTAATTTTTTCATAGTCTTTTTATCTGATTTATTACCGTCTAAATCTTGTAACTCAGATAATAAACTACCNAACTTAGTAAAATCNTGACCCATNTATTCGGAAGGCTGTGCAGTTTGTAAAACTTTCTTAATTTTCTTTTTCTTTTTNGGNTTAGCCTTATCTAACATTGGGCTTTCTGCTTTTAATATTTGAGTATCTAACATTTTATTTAAGTCTTCTTTAATTTCATTTAATATTTCATTTCTAAAATTATCAAAGTTATCTATATTATTTGCAATAGTATCATATTCTTCTTGTAGTTTTTCTATATTTTCTTTAAGTTCTTCATCTAAAAATACAAAACCTTCTTCTGGGTTTTTCTCATTTGCCAGTCTTTCTATTTTTTCTCCTGCTCTTTTGAGTTCTTCAACTTGTAATTTATATTTTAATAGTCTTTCAACTTCTTTTCTTGTTTGTTTTTGTTCTAACTCTTCAACATCTATATTACCTGTTTCAGATAACTGTCTCCATTGGTCTAAAAATCTATCTTGTAATGCTCTATTTCCCCAAACTTCTTCAAGTAAACTTTCTCCACCTTCTGTTAAACCATCAGTTGCAGCATAAAATTTATCCTTAACTGAATCCCATCCTCTAACTTTTCTTGCTAGTTTTCTTCTAATTTTACTCATTTGTTTTAACGAACTTCTAGCATATACATATTTATCAGACAAAACTTCAGAAGCACTAATATCATTTCTCTTACCAGATTGTAGTCTTTTAATTTCATTCATTAAATCTTTTCTTTTTGGGGAAGAATAACCAGAAAGTTCTTCTACTAAAGAAATTAGTTTATCTAANAAACCTTCATTTCGCTCAAGCATTCTTTTAACATCTGCATTCAAACTAATAGTATATGTATAGATACCTTTATCATCTACAGACATACCATCTTTAATATCTTGTAATTGAACTAAAAATCTTAAAGAAATCAAACCTTCATCGTGCATTTGATTTTGTAAAGAATCACTAATATCTTGGTCTGCTCTAAGTTCTCTTAGAACAGCCATAATAACATTTTGGCTTTCTCCTCTTATTCTAGAAACTCTTTTAGGTGGTTTTCTTGAAGTATCAAATTGTGATATTAAATGAAAAAATAATTTTTCTGATTTATCTTTAGGTTCTATTTTTAAAAACTCTGTTTGTATTTCCCTNAGAGCACCAATAATCAAACCATCAACAGTTGATGTTTCTTCACTTCCTATTGTTTCTACTGTATCAGTAGAAGGAGTAAATTTATCTGTCTTCATACTTTGTGCATATATTTTATCAAATATAGGTAACTTCAAAGGTTTATTATCTTCTGTGAATTGTGATAGGTTACTCTTTTCTTTTGCTTGATTAACTCTATCTATTATTTCCTTTGTGCTAAAATCTTTTGCTGGTGCAAACTTATCTGAATTTAATCTTTCTTCAAACAATTGTAAAATGCTTTCGCCTTTCTTTTGTTTACGAATTAAAAATCCATCTAAGAAATCCATTTAATCACCTTAATATGGTAAACTGTCTTGTAGTTTTTTACTAACCTTTTTTGTTGGTTTTCCAATATAATCAGGAACATCACTACTTGATGGTCTGTCTATTTTCTTTGCTTCTGGGTCAACACCAATAAAATCATATTTATTGCTTTTCGTTACAGGATTACTATTCCTCATTTCATTTCTTTTTCTTTTAAGTTCTTTTTCCAACTGCCTTATTTCATCTGTCATTTCTTTCACCTCGTCATATTTCTACGCGTTCTTTGTGCTTGATACCAA